GAATTTGTTTAAAAGTGTTCTACTAACGATTCGATTCTTCATTGATTTACTAAAGATTTTTTTAATAGATGTCGCTTTCATATCACTCTTAATCGCTGATAAGTCCGTATTATCAACTTGCATACTTTTACCATTCAATAAGAAGTATTTACTATACCCTAAACTTTTTGCTTGTGCATATCTTTCTTTTGTCATAGCAGTTTTCATTTGTTTTATCAATTTTTCTTTATCAGAATAGTTTTTGTAATCACCTATGTAGTCAGCATACTCCCAACTTTTTAATTTTCTAGTAACATAAAACCCAATCGTAGATATATTATGTTGCTCTCTAATCGCTTCTAGTAATATACCAGTTACAGATGATCTTCTATAATTTTCATTTTCATCAGAATACGACTTCTTACCTACTTTAATAACAGGTGTTCCATAAGTGTTACTTTCAACTAACTTACCTGTACTATCTTTTTGAAACGGATTTGATAATGAATAATTAGCACCACCATCTGTAAGAGTTATTAAAGTCATTTTTTCAATACTATATTTTTCTTTAAATAATGGAATCATTTTCTGCATACATACTAAACCTTCATTTAAAGGAGTTGTACCTAAGTGAAAGTTTGTTGGTAAGTCATAAGATGAACCTTGATACTTTGCAGGATCAGAACCTGTATACCAACTATATCTATTATTATATGATTGACCCATGTGATATAAGTACATTAAAGACTCGTCTAATGTTTTTCTTTTCATTGTATTGTTTGCAACACAAACCAAGTTAACATCTTTTAATGTACCATCACCTGACTTATAGTTAAAAGACAATTTACCTTTATTGTTATATCTATCTCTCGAATTATCTTCATATTCACTTGTGAAAAAGTAAACTTCATACGGAATATTAATTTTATCACAAAACCATACTAGATTTAATAACTGATCTATTGTTTGCTTTAAAGTATCACACATTGAACCTGACCAATCTAATAACATCATCATACCATGATTTTTAGAGTCAGGTAGTATAGTCAACTTTTTAAATATATCATCTGAAAACTTATAATTTTTTAATTTTTGAGGATCAATAATACCTGTTTTAGATGTTGTTGCTCTTTTATACGCTGTAGCAGATTTTTTCATTTCGAATTCTTTTACAAGATACATTACAGTTCTTTTGTTATCATGTTTAAATTTTTTGTAAGTATTATGTAACCATTTTTGATAATTATTATATTCTGGGTATCTTTTTATTTCACTAGAAGCATACTCTCTCATTTCTTTTAAAAATTGTGTATTTGAAACAATAACTTGTTTAAGATTAGCATCAGGTAAAGTCATATATGAATATTTACGAGAAGTAGTTGAAACTAGCTTTTCTTTATTTTGTTCTAATGCGTCATCTGTAATAGCAACTAAAGCACCTGGTTCAATACCACCCTCTCCTCCACCGTTTTTTGATTCAGGAATTGGACTAGTTTTATCAGTATCTGTTTTATCTTCACCATTATCTTCTGATTCTTCTGAGCCATTTGAGTCTTCTTCTGAATTTTCACTAGACTCATTACTTTCATCTGACATATCGTCCTCATCTTCAGAAAGATTGTAGTTATCAGCAAATGCGTGTTCATCAAAATCAGGTAGTTTTTTTAATTTCTCAACTTCTTTTTTCTGCCATTCTAGTATTTGTTTAGCAAGGTTAACAGTATCATTAAATGTTTTTAATTTGTCAACCTTACTTAACCATACCTTATCAACAGGAGAGAAAGTAAAAGGCAATCTTTTTGAAGACTTATAGAATAAATTAATTTTGTCAATTAACATTAAGTCTGTATTAATATCTTTGTTTTTAGTACCAAAGAAATTTTGTTTTTCTAAAATATCAAAACCATTGATATAGTTTTTAACTACACCAGGATATTTCTTTTGAATTTTTGCGTCTATTCTACAATCTTCTAAAACGTTAACATACGATCTTAAAGAATCATCACCTGATATTTTTTTCCAACCATCTGTTGGTGTCCATAAAGCGTGTGAACATTCATGTGCGATTAACATATCGTACACATCACCAGCTTGTACTTTAAAAATAGGTAGTGTTAGTATTCTGTTAACTGTATCAAATGATGCAGTCTTTACAGCGTTATGTTGAACTTGAATATTCTCTGTTGCGATTAACTTTGCGAGTTGTGATTTTATCTCAAAATTTATTTTTTTATTTTTTTGTGTATCCATACTAGCTAATGTATCAGGATCTAGCGAAAAGTCAATAGCTTATTTTGCAGTGATATTACTAGGGTTTTCTGGAGGGATGTTCTTGTTTTGTTCTATATTGTAGGGTTTTATTACTTTTTCGTATATATTTTGAGATAGGTTTTTCATCATTAGAGGCGCTACCATACGACCGATTCGTTCAGCTTGTTTATCAAATGTACCTTCTAGTTTATAATCATCTGGTAATCCCATGATTCTTTTTAATTCAGGTATAGTAAACTTTCTATTCTTATCATAGTGAAATACACCCGATACACTCATCTGTTGTCCTCTTTGTGTTAATGTAGGACAAGGTAAATTGGGGGCAGGTCTTATCATATTAAACATAGATTTCTTATAGTTTATATCTATGTAATAATAGTCTTTGTCTGTATCCCATTCATAGTGTTTAACCTCTTTTTTATACAACTGCTCTATCTTTGTATCCGAATTTGTAATTATAGGTTTAGCATTTTTCTCTTTAAATCCCATGTTTTTGTATTCTTCCCACTTATCTTTTGGGATAATTCTCATATCATTTTCACTTGGTTTAGTATGTCTTGTAGGATTAAACGGTAATATCTCTACCCATTTCTTTTGAAAGCCCTTTTGTACATATTCAAATAATTCTTTTTCTTGTGATTCGTCACTTACTACGTTCTCAATAGCTTCTTTTAATGATACTTTAGTATCAAGTGGTTCAGGATATACTTCGTTTTCCATAGTCATAAAGTTCATTCCAACCTTATCCATTACATCATTTCTTACAGCAACAAAGAAACATCTTTGTCTTCCTTGAGGTGTTCCATAATCAGCAGCATTTAGTACTTTACCCACAGCTTCATACCCCAACTTACCAAACTCATTTACAATTCTATTAAAGTATTCTTTTGCTTCTCCCATGGTAATACCAGCTACGTTTTCGCCAATGATTACTTTAGGCATTATCTCTCCAGCAATTCTAGTAAACTCAAAAAATAAATCTTCTATATTTTCTACTTTTTTACCATCAGAATAAGTCTTGGTCTGATCCCAACCCTTCTCTCTTTTACCGGCCACACTGAACGCTGAACACGGTGGAGAGCCATCAAGTATATCTAACTCACCCTTTTTAAGACCAGCGGCTTTTAAAAAGTCTTCGCCGGTTAATTCTTTTATATCGTTTGGTAATACAGGAGTATTTGGGTAATTTGCTTTATATGTTTCCTGTGCTGCCTCAACAAACTCATTAACACATAATATCTTAGCACCTGCTAATCTATAACCGGTAGAAGAACCACCACCACCAGCAAATGTAGATATGACAGTAAAGAGTTCTTTATTAGAGTTATCGATAACTTCTTTTAGATAATATGGTGCGTGCATAATGTAATTATATCAGGTTTATTTAATAATGTCAATGTTATGTTTTTTTAATGATTCTCGCATTTTTATCTTTTTTCATTATATTCATCATCTTTTCAGCTTTATCATAAGCTCGTTTTAACTTAAATTTAGATACGTTATCTGTAAAGTTTAATCCAGTTGTGTGGTCGTGTTCGTGTTGAAATATACGACTAAACATTCCATCTAAATGAGCTTCTTGTAATTTTCCATTCTCGTCTTCATATTTAACTACTACTTTTCTAGGTCTTTTTATAGATAAGAATACAAAGGGAAACGTTAAACAACCCTCTTTCATTAGTTCAGTTTCTTTACTACTTGATATAATCATAGGATTAAAACAAGCCATCTTTAAACCACTTTCTAATTGTGGGTGATCTCCTAGCACAAACATATTGAAAGGTAACCCAACTTGATTACAAGTTAAACCGATGCCTCCATATTTTTTCATAGTTGTAAACATTGAATCCGCTAGTTCTTTTCTATCTTTAAATCCTTCATCTTTTAACATATCATCATTAAAAGGAGCAATAGCTGATTGTACTCTTGGATCGGTAGGTGGTATTAATTTTAATTCTTTAGACATATTGTAACTTCGTAAAGTTGTGTTCCTTTTCAAATTTAATTATGTTAGTAAATTTATCAAATAATATATCTCCTTTGTGTGATATAATAAAGATGTTTTCAGTATCCATCTGTCTTACTATCTTAAAGAAGTCATCTGTTCCTTGACCATCTAAACTACTATCAAAAATTTCATCAAGGACCATTAGGTTTGTATTAGCACTATTCTTCATTTTAGCAATGGCACGCCAAGTAAACACTAGTGCCAAATCTATTCTCATTTTCTCACCCTCACTAAAACTATTATATTCAAATATATCTCTATAACGGCTCTTTACTGTTTCATTAAACTCCTCGTCTAAATTGAAGTTTATAAAGAAGTCCATAGATTGTAGATATTGATTTATAAGAGTATTCATAATAGGTAGATACTTTTTGATTATCTTTGCCTTAGCACCTTTATCTGAAAGTATTTCTCTTACAACATCTATGTATTTCTTTTCTTCTACTATCTTCTCTAATTCAATCTTTATTTTTTGTAATTCAGTTTTAAGTTGTATTATATGTTCTTCAACAGTGGTACTATCATCTTCTTTTCCTTCAAGTAACAATATTTCATTATGTAAACTATCACTAAACTTTTTTAATTCATCAATAGAGGTATTGAGTTTTGACATTTCAATGTTAGTTTCATACATCTTTTCTGATATTTTATTAAAGTCTTGTAATTGACCTTCTACTTTTGATATCTCTTTTAGTAAATCCTTCATACCATCATTCAAAGTTACAATTTTGGCTTTCTCATATGTTTGTTTTTCACTCCTAAATTCAGTTTGTATCTTTTGAGTACAAGTAGGACAGTTATCGTTTTCTTTAAAAAAATTTAAATTGGCTTCATGTGTTACTAGATTTTGTTCTATTTTAGTTTCTAGTTTTTCTAATTGTTTTAGTTTACTTTCAAACTTATTTTTATCTTTAATAGTTTCTTCTAATTTTATATAATCTGTATCTAATCTTTGTATCTTTCTTAAATATTGTTCTTTGGCATCAGTATTTTTTTCTAGTTTTTGCTTCTTAATATCCATATCGCCAAGACTTCTATTCTTTAAGTTCTCAAAATGTTTTGTTTCTAATTCATATTTTGATTCAATTAGATCACATTGATGTCTAGCTTCATTAATTTTTTTTGATAAAGCAGTTTGTTGATTCCTAGTCAATATATCCATATGAGATAAAACTCTTATATCTAAAATCTCCTCAACAACTTCTCGTCTATGTCTTGGTCTCATTTGCATAAACGGTTGGTATGATGATGAACCTAATACAGCTATTTGTTTAAATGCTCGGTAGTTTAATCTTAATATTTGATCTTCTAAAACATTTTGATAGTCTATACTTGAAGCGTCTTGATTCAATAATACACCATCACTATAAATTTCAAATATACTAGGTTTAATACCTCTTATAACTTTAAATGATTTTGTACCAATTTGAAAATCTATCTCAGCACGAGTATCTCCATTGTTAATTGTATTTACTATTTGTTCTTTTTTGATTTGTCTGAATGGTCTATTGAATAGTGCAAAACAAATAGCGTCTAATAGTGTTGATTTACCAGAACCATTAGCTCCAATCAACAAGGTCATTTGAGCTTTAGTTAAATCAATCTCAACAAAGGTATTACCTGTTGACAAAAAGTTTTTCCATTTAATTTTTTTAAATATAATCACCTCTCAATAGCCTCACTAAACAATTCTTTTATAGTTTTTTTAAGTTTTTGTTTATCTAATTTAGTATCAGCTTGTTCTACATAATTACCTAGAAAGGTTAACGTATCTTCCCCTTGGTCAAGTATATCTTCTTTTATACTTGTTGTTATATCTGTAGTTAAATCTTCTATAATATTAATTTCATGTACATTAATTGTATTATGGAATCTATCAATTAAGTTATTAAACATTTCTTCATTTGTTTTATTAGTAACAAATATTTTTACAAATGTATTTTCAAAGCTTGACAAGTCTTTTTTAGAATAGTCTTCCTCTTTATCATTGTAAATTAACTTTCTATGTATTCTAATTGGATTAGGTACTCGTAATAGTTCTCTAGTATCTGTATCAAATATATGAAACCCTTTTGGACACTTGTAGTCAGACCACGTAATTTCATATTGATTACCACAATAATATATTTGTCCATCATCTGATTTTTTATGAAAGTGTCCAGATATAACTTTTTCAAATCTTTTAAATGTTGACTTATCTAATCCTTGATTGTTGTATGTACCATTATGCATCTCAAAGCCTTTAATCTCTAAATGACCCATAGCAATTTGAGCTTTACTATTTTTTATTTGTTCTTTAGAGTGCTCTAAATTATCATCACAAATCCAAGGTATCATTAAAATATCTAAACCATCAAAATTAACAGTTGTTGTTTTAGAGTAAATCCAAGGTTCATTCTTACCATCATATGTTGTACACAATTCTGTAATTGAGTTTACGTCATTTGTATTTTTGTAATAAGTATCATGGTTCCCTAATATGATATGAGTATCTATACCCTCTTGCCATAACCTTTTCATAAACCTTTGTCTAAAAACATGAGCTGTTTTAAAGTTGATAAACTTTCTTCTATCAACAACATCACCTAAATGAATAAGAGTTTTTATATTGTGTTCTTTAAGATATGGGAAAAACAATTCCTCATAGAAACGCATAAAGTAATCCAAAAACGCAGGACTATCGTTTCTCGCACCGAAGTGTGTATCATTTAACAAAGCGATTTTCATAATTTAACCAAAAAATTTAAGAGTAGCTTTAACTTTAGCTTTCTTTTTAACAGTCTTCTTCTTTTTTACAGGTTCTTCCATTCTTATATTTTTTTGTAAGAACTCTCTAAATTGATTTGTAAACCCGCCATCTTCATGTGGTTGTAAAGTCATATCATCATAATTATTATCCATAATAAGTTTATGTTTAATTGTGACTTGTTTCTTTTCTTTTTGGATTCTTCTGATGAAGGCGTAATAGATTATTTGAGTAAAATAAGCAAAAGGATTATTTGATTTTGCTGGATCAAAGTTGTCCAAATATTGTAAACAATTTTCAATACCATCACTAATCATATCATCTCTAAATGTGTAATTAATGAAGTTAGGTCTGAACGATAAATGATTTGCAATCTTTAGAAAACAACTACCAATATAATTACTCACTAATGGTTTATCTTTTTTTTGTTTTTTTGATTTATTTACTTCTTTTTTGTAGGCTGTCATTGCCTCTAAAAAGTCTTTGTTATTTACGTAATGTTCTTTTTTTGCTGCCATAATATTAATATACTACACTTTGTTGTTTTTGTCAATGTTCGTTCAATATAATAGTAAAAAATTACTTGGTAATAATTTTCAAATCAGTATTGACTTTTGCTCAAAAATGCTTATAATAGAGCTTGTTGAGCGATGATAAGAAATAGAGTCAATAGAGTTACTAGTGAACAGTTCCGTTATCATCATAATCTTCATTAAATATTTCATTCAGTTCTTCATTTTCATCATCAGTTAATCGTCTTCTCTTATATTGTTTAGTTTTAGGAATTTCTTTATTCGTTGAGTAGTCTTTAGCTACGTGGAAGTAGCTTTTAATCATTTCAACACCAGCGTTAGTGATAGTTAATATCTTATCTTTAGGGATAGTAATAAGTTCATCTGGCGTATAGGCAGCCCACTTTATAAGTGCTACATAATCTTTGATACCTACCGGAGTTAACTGTGGTATATATTTTAATTGAAACGGTTTTTCTAATCTTAACAATTTAGAATTCTCACCTAATTGTAACTTAGGTAATACACAAACCACATCATCACCATTAATAAGTTTAACTATCTTTATAGGACTGTCTAATTGTTTTTCTATCATAATACTATTTATCTAATTCAATATTGTGTATTTCATATTCAAAGTCTTCACTATTATAAATGCTGATTCGTTCCTTAAAATGAGCTAAAGTATAGTTATCTTTATTGTTGTAAGATATATCATCTGCGATATCATATAAAGTAGCTGATGAATCATTATCTTTCAGACGTAATCCTCTACCAATACTTTGTAAATTTCTTATACGGCTCTTACTAGGGCTACTAAAAATAATGTTGTGTAAATTACGAATATTGATACCAGTAGAAAATGTACCGTAACTTGCGATAATAATGGCGTCTTGACTTTGTTCTGTGATTTCTCTAACTTGTTCTCTTGCATCTGCTTCTACTCCTCCATGGATATAAAATACTTTTCGATCTCCAGCCTTTTCTTCAATTAACTCTTTGAGTATTTTACCATGTTTTTCCACATATTGAAATAGACATAAGGAGTTACCTTGTAAAGATATGCATAAATTTCGTATGTATTTATTCCTTTTGGTATTTGAAACAAGATAATCCATTTCTTCCTGATAAGACTTATCTTTTAAGAAGTGTCTAGCTGTTTTATCATGTTGTAAAACTAAACACATAATCTTTAGTGCAGCAAGTTGTTTCTTTGCCATCAATTCACTTGTAGATACGACTTTATTAACTGTACCAAATAATCCTTCTAATACTAACTTGTGAGTTTTTGTTCCATCAAGTGTACCTGTTAGACCGATTCGATATTTACATTTCTCTAGTTTTGTCATCAATTTAGTTAATGACATAGCTTTAAATAGATGAGCTTCATCTCCTATTATCATACCAAATTTATCAAACCACTTCTTAGGTAGATTATAAATGGATTGCCAAGTAGATATTATAACTCTTTTAGTTGTTTCTTTATCGTGTCCTTGATATATTTTATGTATGTTTCTTTCACTATTGTAGCCATAATCTTTAAAATCTTTAAATAATTGTTCCACAAGTGAAGTAGTTGGTACAATAATTAGTATTCTATCTTGTTTTGTATTTTTTAATCTTAACAAATTAAAGATCACCATAAGATAAGCAATAAGAGATTTACCAGATGCTGTTGGGGATACAAGTAAACATCTATCTTGTTCTACCGAATATTTAAACGCTGCCTTTTGATAATCTCTTACTTCGAAAGGTAATTTAAGAGCTTTGATTAAGTCTTCTACCTTCTTGTCATCTACTTTATTGTGTTTTATTTTAGTACCATCAACAACGTGTACATCATTATCTTTACACCAATTAATAATATAAGGATATAATCCAGCATATATTTGACCAGTTGCATATGAGAATAAACGTATCTTACCGTCCCAGACTCTGTTACGGTATTGTGGCATGAACTTATAACCAGGAACTTCGAAAGTAAAAAATGCACCTATCTCTCGTCTAATATCAGCATCAGCTTCTACTTTAAGATAGACTTCATTTACCTTATCAATAATAATATAACGAGTAAGGGACATTAGATAGCGCCACTAGTAAATTTTCTCCAATCAATAGCATTCTTTATTGTAAAGCCACGATTTGCTATTTGTCTAATTGTTTTATCTAAAAAATCTACTGTTGTGTTTAAGTAATCTACTTTCTGTTTTAATTTTTGTAAATCTATATCTGCAAATAGATATTTGTCAACATCTGTTTTAAGTAATTTGAAACCAAATGGTTTATCAATATACACTTGAGGATTTGCTTTACCTGTGTAATATTCCCACTTTTCTCTTTTTAAAATATTGTATTCAGTTTCACTACGACTTAACATTAATTTATACATTGTTAAATGTTTTAAAAATTTGTTATGTAGTTGTGGGGTTTTTAATGATTCTAAATCTAATTCAGTATCATTTATTTTAAGGTCCTTATCAGCTAACTCTTGTAATTCTTCTAAGGTCATAATATATCTCCATTTTATAATTCATTAACTATTTAGTAGTGTTAACTTGTAGTCACAGTTGATGCTGAAGCTCCAGCTAACGCAAAATCATATATTGTATAATTAAACGAAACTGTTGCTGTTAAATAATCAACGTCAGCGGCTTGTTGATTATATTGTAATCCAGTTACTCCTGTTGGATAAACATCTCTGAATCTTACTTCTAATTCAGCGTTATTTTTACTGGATAATATTGTTAGAGTAGCATCTGAATATATACTACCAACATCAGTAGCTCCATATTTAACTTTACCTATTTCAGTACTTACTGATGATGAATTTCTATTAGGAAATCTATCACTACCAGAAGATACTAAATTTCCAAATTCAGTATGATCTCTAGGGAAACCTAATCCAACTAACCAACCATGAATTTCTTGGAAGTTCTCTAAATTTTCATCTACTAAAAAGGACATTTGTAAGGGTTCATAAGTTAACTTCTCACCCGGTAATGGAATATCTTTTAGTGGAGTTGCTTGTATGGGTGAACCCCCTAAATTAATACCAGGTATATTTACTGCTGTACAAAAGTATTCTACTTTTGGTAGTTTAACTATACTAAATTTAAACTGCGTTGGTGACGCATAATCTAGTTTAGTGGGTTGACGTAATAAAGAATTTGTAATTGTCATAATACTATTTATCTACTTCTTTCCATGACTTTTCATCTTCATGAGCTCTTTTAATTGACTTACACTCACTAGGATTAAACATACACCCTAATACAACGCCCATAGAGCCATCATATACATTGGGTTCTATCTTTTTCGTTACATTTGTACTCTTTATACAAGAAACCAGTAATAGAATTGTTGTGATTAAGACTAGTGATATTTTCATGTTAGTATTTAGTAGATACAAAAAAGGCGAGGTTTTTAGGCCCCGCCTTTTTAGATATTGTATAAACAACTATTACATTAAGTTCGCAACTTGAACTCTTCTGTAGTATCTGTTTGAGTTAGCTGAACCAGCGTTATCAACCGCAGTAGCAGCACCAGACTGAGCGCCTGTTTCTGCGAAAGGATTAGCAATAAGACCATATCTAGTCTTAAAACCAATTTTCGGTTGGAACGTATCTTGGCCAACTGCTCTAACCATTTGAAGTGGCACATAAGGACAATAGAACATACCAGCATCGTAAGGTGAAGTTCCTTTGTATCCAACTACGAAAAACTGTTTACCAGTATTGTTCGCACTGTATGGATCAATATATACTTTAAATCTACCGTTTAATACACCAGCAAAAGTATTACCAGTATCGTCAACGTTTAGGTTATTGTTTAATGCAGGAGTGTAATCTAATACACCAGCCATTTGAAGCGCAGATGCAACATCAGAAGAACAGATAATCATATTACCTTTTCCTCTTCTTGTTCTCTGTGCAATAACATTAGCTTCTCTTTCAACTTGGAACATTAGTCCTTTGAATCTCTCAACTGACCATCTACCATTTGAGTCAGTATCTAAATCAAAGATACCTTCTGTAGTAGTATTTACTGTTCCTGTGTTAGCAGATGCACCTTTTTCAGCATTGATGTAAACTGTTCTTACAACTTCTCTGTTGATTTCCGAAAGGATTTCAGCAGATAGAATATTTGCAAGTTCTGTTTCAGCATCTAAACCGTGGATAGCTTTTAAATCTTGAGCTAATTCCATAGTGTATTCAGCTTTAAGAGCTCTACTTCTAGCAGTTACTGTAGATTTCTCGATTGAGAAAGCCATTTCAGCAAACTGATTAGCAGTAGCATCACCTAATGCCTCAGCCGTAGCCGTAGTCATACCTTCAGATTTTTTATACGTCCCAGGGGATGCATCATTTAAAACTGATGGGTTTGTACCAGAGTGACCACCAGCAGTTTGACCTGCAGTTGAGTCAGCAGCAGCATTTCTTCCAGAGAAATCAGTATCTGCTTCATCGAACATAGCTTCTCCGCCAGTTTTAGAAGTGTATCTTGATCTCATTGCAAAGATAAGGCCTACTGGGCCTGTCATTGGTTGAACGCCAGCGATATCGTAAGCGATAAGGTTAGGCATTGCTCTTCTTACTAATGAAATTAAAATTGGATCCCAATTTGCAGTTCCACTAGTGTTGTTTGTAGGAGCAGATTCATTTAAGAAAGCTTGATCCTCTTTTTGTGCTCTTTCTTGGTTTTCCAAGATTGTAGCTGTAACGGCTCGTCTGTAAGAATCCGTGATCTTTGGAAGATCAGGGTGTTCTAGGACTGGCTGCCATTTTTTTTCGTAAGTTTCAGATAAATACATTATCGTTCTCTCCCCTATATTGTTATTTGTTAGACAATTTAATGTCTTTTGTTTTACTTATAGCGGCGGTATAAGCAGCCATGCTTTTATTTAGATCAACTGAATCAGTTAATCCATCGTTTACCGCTACATCATCTACTTCTTGTGTACTCACTTCTTTTTTAGCACCAAAATAGCTTTCTTTAATAGTAGCTACTTTAGTTTTAAAGTCTTCCTCATTTGTAAACTCAACTTCTTCAGCAAGTTTGTTAAATTTTTCTTTAGCAGTGTCAGCTAAATCAGAAGACGATTCATCAATGATGTCTTGTCTTACTAATACGCTTTTTGCTGAGTTTAATTCAACATTCTTTTCGATTTGTTCGTTAAGTTTCTTCTCAAGGTTTTCTATTTTAGAAGCTTGATCTTCAAGTACGTCATATTTTTCATCTGGAACATCAATGTAATGATCTTCAAATAATTTTTTAAGACCACCTATGAAATCCTCAGCTATTTCGCCCTTGATTCCTCTTTCAATCGCTAGTTTATTTTCTGCCATCCATTCTTCGATAACATAGTTCATGTATGAGTCAACTTTCTCAACTAGTTCGACTTTAGAAGCTTCTACTTCTTCTTTTAACTTTTCTTCATAAGACGCAGTCAATTTTTTCTTTGCTTCTTTAACATTTGCGTTAACAGCAGCTTCGAAAATTGTTGCAGCCTTAGTTTTAAACTCTTCAGATAAGTCTTCATCTTTAGTTAAAGCGGCGACATCAGCAGATACGTCAATAAAATCATCTTCTGATTCTTCTTTAACATCTTCTTTGTCGTCTTTTTTAGTAACATCTTTTCCAGATTTTTTTAATGCATCTAGAGCAGCTTGTGGCATTTCGCCTTCTTCAACTTCTGTTTTTTTCTTATCGTCTTTTGCTTCTGAATCGTCTTCCTCTTTCAATTTTGGCATTGCGTCAGCAGAACCAGCATGTGCTTGAGGAGCTTGTCCAGAAACAGTCTTAACTTTTTTTGTTGCGTCAGGGTTGCTGTCTGTCGGTTTAACAACAGGTGCTCCTAAATCTTCAGCATCATTTTTCAGATGTGTAGGTTCAGCAGGAACAGCGCCTCTTTTAGGAGCATCTGCAGATGGATTTGTTGCCTCAGCCACTACTTTTGCTTCTACCGCCTCAATATTTTTTGTTTCGGCCATTAGAAATCTCCTTTTGATTTATAAACGTTTATAAATTTCTCTTGTACAGATATTTATAAGATTAGAGTTTTTTAAGAAATGATTCAAAGATTTTTAGTTTAGTTTCTTCTAAACTTCTTTGTTTAGCAGCCCGTACTTGTTGTTTCCAAGCCTCTAAATCAACCTGTTTAAGTATACCATTATCCCAAGTCCACTCTCTACTCTCCATAATACCTTCAACAAAGGCGTCTGGCGCAGAGGGGTCAGCAACAATATCAGCTGCTGTGGCAAGATAAAAGTCATCTTTAACAAAGTTTATACCATTTCTATTAATAATCGAACCCATACCTCTACTAGAAACCCCTAGTTGAGCACCCTCGTCAATAAGACCTTTTACAATCTTACCATAAGGTGTGTCCATTATTTTCGCTTCACCAATAAAATTATCGCCATCAGGTGTTAATGATTTCACCATATGACAAACTCTCTCCAAGTTTACCGTTGGTCCATCAGGATGTCCTAACTCGCCAAAAGCTCTATTTTTATTGATAAATTCTTTTGTATATCTATTCACTTCTCTAACCAAGATTTCTCTAGGATAGACTCTTCCATTTTTATTTTTAATATTTGATTGTAAGAATACACCCTTAATCTTATACTCTTTTTTACCGTTTTTTTCCTCGATCAGGTATTCGGCATTTTGTACTTCTTCGGATATTAGTTTCATAAATTCTCTCTCTTTGTAATATTTATAATATTTTTTACCTAAACTCTACTATAATCGTATAATTATCACCATTTACAAAATTCTTTGTGGATAGTAAAATATCACCTGTTGGTGTTGTTGCGTTGTTTGGAATTTCGTTTCCTGATACTCTTAGGTCCCAATAACCTTGACCTGATAAAAGTAATGCAGTGGAATCAGTAGTACCGTCCCATAGTAGTTCTATACCAGACTTGTTATTGTTAGTATTAATTGAATACCAAATTTTAGATAATTTTCTAGTACCATCTTCAGTCATAAAGGTTGTTGCTGATGCATCAACTTTGTTAACTAAAGTTTCTCCAGTACCATCTGATAAGTTTGTAAGTTTAACTACATACTTAATACCAGAAGTATCTGTGATTGTTTGTGTTGTTACTGTATCAGCCATATTAACTTCTAGGTGATCCTACAGCAGTTACTTTTGAAGTAGCTGATGTAATTTTATCATCTGGTGCTTTTTCTATAATAACAGAATCTCCTGCAGCATGTAAATAAAAATTACCTAGTACAGTACTATCTAATGATCTTACTTCTCCTGTTACTGTTCCAGCAGTTGCAACAACTCTAACGAATCGTGCTTTACCAATATTATTTAAACTTGGATTGGTTACTACCACTCCTTTTACTATCAAAGTTGTCATTTATTTTTCTCCTAATTGTTCTAATGTTTCTTTATCAAAATATTCATAAACTGTGTTTGTATCTATATTATGAAAACTTGCTACTTTTGTTACAGCGTTATCAACCTTTTGTATAATATTTCCAGTTTCTTTTTCTACTATTTTGAAAAAGTCTGTAATTGCTTCTTTCATTAATGGAGTTAATCCATTAAATGATTTAGAATCGATTAAAAGATTTTCTTTTACGATACTACTGATCTGCATTATCATCAGCTCCAACAGATAAATCAAGTTCTGCCTCACCATCCAAACCATCTCTAGCAACTACTTTACCAGATTGAGTAAAAGTTCCAACATCAGCAACATGAGGTTTTGGGTCACTATGCGGTTCAGCTTCTATTCCATTAAATAAACTACTTGCAATTTCTTTTCTATGATTGTCTAAAGAGTCTCCTACTTTAGCTCTTAATGCATCTTTGAATGCATCTCCAGCTGAAGCATTATCACCAGCTTGAATTTTATCTATAAAGTTTTTTACTTCATCACTCATTTGTTTCTCCTATATTTTCATCATTGTTTGATACTTGAGCCATTGGGTCTTGGATAATACCAGTTTTAATTTCTGTTTTAATTTGTTTATCCATAGTTTCAATTTCTCTATCATTTTGTTTTAATACATTTTTTCTAATATATTCTACTGAGAAAAACTTACCTACGTAATCTCTCATCTCATTTGCTAAGGCTAATCTTTCTCTTAACAATTCAGTCTGTTTCAATTCTGCGAAATGACCATCTTGTAGAAAATCATATTGTAATGTATCTCTAATTGTATACCAATCTGTTTCAGCGATAATACCTTTTAAGACTAATTGTGTTCTTAAAATATCATTGAACAGTTCAGTAAATTTCTTTCTTAATCTTTGTACAAACTTCGTAAATTTCAATTCATCTCTTGTAATTTCTGAAGCTCTACCTAGATTAAAACCCGAAGATGATTCTAAACGACTTACAGGAACATTTAGAGAACGATATAATTTCGCTCTAAAATATTCTACGTCAGTTATCTCACCTAAGTTTTGACCACCCGGTAATGTAGTAATATCTGTACCACGACCACCTTCTCTACTTGGTAACCAGAAGTCTTCCAACATTGACATATAGTTTCTATCATCTCTGATCTCACCTGTGTTTGCGTCATAAACTAACTTGTTTCTATAACGAGCCATAACATCTCTTAAATATTGTTCAGCTTTTACTTTCGGTAAGTTACCTACATCAATCTTAAATATTCTTCTTTCAGGTGCTCTAGCTATACGATAGATAACCACAGCATCTTCAATCATTCTTAATTGATTAACTGGTTTGATCGCCTTATGTAAATAAGACAACACCATGTTTTTGTTTTGGTCAATTAATCCTGATGGACAGAAAGCTATTGTATCAGGTGCAATCTTCATACCACTTTGACCGGTAGTACCAGATAGACCTCTTTCATTAAATAAAAAATATTCAACAAATTCATCTACAACAGCAAGACTATTCAACGCTGATGGACTAGGTACATCAGGTCTTTTCTTTCTTACTTCTCTAATCTTTTTGATTTTACGTGGATCAAGGTATTTTAATTCGGTGATACCTTTTTTAGGACTTTCTCTATCAATAACTTTTTGATAGAAAATTCTTCCGTCAACGTACCATCTTCTAAAAATATCATGTCCCTTTGTATTGAAGTTTAATAATCTTAAAACTTCTTGGAACTCGTCTTCTATTTTTCTTCTTATATCTTTTCCATAAGGTAAATCTATTAGATTAACTCTTACAGCATCTTTCAACTCATTAGCCACGATAGCTTCATTAACAATATCTTCTATTGCCATGTCACACTCGGGGTGTATTGCGATTTCTCTATATCTACGAATTAAGTCCTGCTCTGTTTTAGCAGTACCTTCCATATCCAAGTACGAACCAAAGTGACCACCAGCGGAAACAGTTTGTGTACCGTCATCTGCTTGTGCAGTCGCAAAACTTTGTTTTGGATCAGCTTGTTTCTTTAATCGTGTTATCGAGAAGCCAAATAATTCAGCCATAATATTCTCCTGTTATACTACTACTTATACAAGTTTTGAAAGGGGGTTTTTACGCCCCCCTTAAAACTATTAAGTAGTTGTATTAGTTTCAAAGTATTGGTACTCAAACGTAACTTCAAATTGTTCAATCGCAGTTTGTTCGTCATAGTCTAAACTGATTGCTCCTATTGAAGTTGGGAAAGCACCTCTCAATGTGTATGATTTAATCGTATTACCGTTTCTGTCAAGATGGTCTAAAAACGCATCCACTTGGTAGTCAACAGGATTTGTTAATCCTTCATTATCAGTCATATTATTGATACCATTCTGCCATCTTTCGAAAGCATTTCTTAACTTAAAGTTAGTATCATTGTATGCTGTAACCGACCAACTAGGGATAGTTCTGTCTCCAGCTATTTTAACAGCTCTTCCTCTAAAGGGAACAGGAATAGTTCCTACTTCCATAGATGGAATTGATGTTGCCCGACATAAAAACGCCAGTTCTTCTATTTCTCCACCAACTTGTGCGTAACCAGGGAAAGGCATTGTTACCTTAAACTGATTGGCTCTAGCGCCACCGCCAGCAAGTTTAGCTTTGAAGTCATTTATATTTGCCATGATTTTATTTCTCCTTCTCTACTATTAACCTGCGACTTCATCAAATGAAACGCCAGTTCTTGTTGCGATAAATGATAGTGTTATAAAGTTGATTGATCTTGTTGGTTTAACAAAGATTTCAGCTATAAACTCATTTCTATCAATGACCTCGCCTGTGTTGTTAGTTTCATCACATACTACTAAAAAGTCTGTGATACCTCTTCTGCCTTGAACTTCACGTAAGAATGGTTCGACAATATTTCTAAAGTTCGCTCTTGTGAATTCATCATTGAACTCAAACAATTGGAATTTAGAAGCAGTTGCGATAGCCTTTTCTAAAACAATGAAAAGTCTTCTTACATTGATTCTATCAAACGCAGATGGTGATGATAATCCAGTTTTGTCACCAAATAAGACTGTACCTTGTCCTGGGAAAGAAGCAACGGGGTTGACTCTCTTAGGATAAAGTTCATCTCTTTGTGATTTAGTTGGATTGTATGCTAGTTTAACAGCACCTCTGATAATACCTCTGTTGAAACCAGCAGGTGAGTACCAAGAGTCTGCAACTAAATCAGTTCTAGCAGCTAGACCAGCTGTATCACCGTTTAGTGGAACATATCTATATACATCATTGTATCTGTCGTATGCATATTTGTAACCACTATCGAATAGAACATAACTTGATGATCTAATCAAATCAAAGAAACCGATAACGTTAGTTGTCTGAGTATTTGAGTTTGTGATATTAACTACATCTGATCTTTGTGGAGAAGCAAACACGATTGCATCTTTTCTATTTTCTGCAATAGTAATAAGATTATCAACGTGAGTTGTACTTCCACTTGGACCTGCAATAATTAAACCAACATCAACTGTTTCAGCATCAGCAAACTTTGTATATGCTGTCTGTAGTTCACCATCAGTTACAGTAGATCCTGCAGTACCACCCGTAAGTGATTCTAGCACTGGATCAGTTACAGCAGTGAAAGTAATTCCTGTTGCTGCACTTCCCCAATTGGTTCCACCTGTGTTGTGGTCCATCCAGTAGATGTAGTTAGATTTATTTTTGATTACTGTTGGGTAGTAATTGGTATCTCCTTGAGGTGTCTTAGCGTCAGACGCTTTAGACATTTTAGAAAATACTTCAAGTACTTCTCCTGGAGTTCCTGAAATAGCACCGTCTTCGTCAACGACTACAACGTGTATTTCATCACCAGAACCTGATCTCTCAGATGTCCATGGTGAAGTTCCTGGAGCGCCATCAACAGCGTCATAATATCTCCATTTTCTTTTTATATGTGCGTTGTCAGTAATAACTCTTTTTAATCCACCCGATCCTCTTGGGTGTTGAACGATTGTTAAAGCGTTAGTATTAATTGCTGTTACTCTGTATTGTTCGCCATCATCAAAATCTGATGTAGAAGCTGTAGTAGAAAATGAAACAATGTCTCCGACATTGAATGCACCGCCTAAATCAGTTTCAATAGTTGTGTCTCCTACTGCTACTGAAGTATCGTCAACTAATGTTGCTGATATTTCTTCAAAAGCTTGACCTGATGGACAAGTTGAAACTAATAAACTATTTCCCCATGTTCCAGCTGATCTTGCTGCGAATGTTCCTATAGAACCTTGTCCTGTAGAATAATTGTTTTCATAAGCGTCATCATTACTTACTAGAAGTCCTGTTCCACTTGATGTTGCGTTTAATAATGATGTATTGGTTGCCCGTACTACTCTTAATGCGTTAGAGTATTGTAAGAAGTTAGCTGCGCTGAAAAAGTACTCAAAATTTGTTGAGTCGGGTTTTCCAAACGTATCTACTAATTCTTGTTCACTAGAAATTGATACGATTTCGTCAACTGGACCTTTTGCGAATTGTCCCGCAAATGCTCCGATTGATGTAGAGACCGCAGGAATTACTCTGCTTATATCTTTTTCTTGTACGAGAACACCTGGTGATACTTGAAATGCCATAGGGTATTTCTCCTGTTTAATTAGTTATTATATTTTTTAATTTCATCAAAAATCGTAAGTTTTCTTACGCCCATATTCAAACTTTATCAGTTGTAGATATTTATAATAACAAAAAAGTGTAGTTTATTGACCCTTTCTTACGACAGGATACCATCGTGTTCCATACTCGTCAATCGTATCTTCATTTTCGGGTGTATTGATACCATCATCTACAAACCCAAAAGGTGCCATATCTTGTTCTATTAATTTTTGATTCTCTACATACATTTGATTACGTATATTTGAATCCGACAATTCTTTGAAATAGGGTTGATTAGAGAGCCAGCCAAATATAACTAAACACATAACCAAGTCATCATTTTGTCCTTCTTCAGCCTGCCAAGATGACCCTTTACGGGAAAAAGTTGACATTTCTTCAATAACATTGAAGTCATTGATTACAAGTTTATCACCCTCCACAAGCGTCTTAAAATTCGCACAACCAATCTTTTTTATCTGTTTTGTCATACGTATACCTAATGATGTACCACGACCTGAGAACATTGCGCCAAGTATTTGTCCAGCTCGACCCTTTTGTGTCGTCATCAATACGTTAGGATATTCTAACTCATAGTGTAATGCATCTGAAATTTGTTGACCTAAGTCATTGACTTCAACAAGGATATGAGCCTCATTGTATCCTTTACAAGCTTGTTCTACAATGTTTGGAAATACATAGGGTTTAATTTCATTATTCTTATACGTACACACAACTCTATAAGGTACTTGTTGAACATCTATAATTGTAAACGCTGAATAATCTCTACCAGTCCCTCGTGCCACGTCAACTGTACATACATAGAGTCCATCCTTCTTAGGTTTTTCAAACATATTTAATCCACCTTTAGATTGTAATGGTGTCATGTATGGTGTAGCTTTAATCTTTGGTCCTGATATTAAAGTATCAACTGAACCTAAAAAGTCACATTCAAATTCTTGTTGGAATTGCTCTTGACTAGTGTTTCTTATTGTTTCTTCTTTCCACTTTTGATCTCGACCAGGAACTTCTGACCAATGTACTTCAATAGGTATATAATCATTTCGTTTATTTTCTGCGTCTGTCCATAGTTTGTAAAACTGATTCATACCCATAGGTGTAGATACAATAATCATTTTTGTTTTATTACCAGATGAAATTGTAGGATAAACTGAACTAAAGAATTGCTGAGCGATATTCGCTGGTACGAATGCAAACTCATCAAGGAATATAATATTATATGAACCTCCCCGAATGGCACTTGAAGATGTGGCAGCGGCGACAATGGTTGATTTGTTTTCTAATTCAATATTACCTTTGTTCCAATTGATTACACCTTGTTGCATCCATTTAGGTAAATTTTCATAAGCAAGTTGTAGTCTTCCTAAGATATCTCTTGCAGTAGATGATTTGTTAGCAAGTAGTGCGATATTAGAATTAGGATTAAACAAAGCATAATGTAATAGATAAGAAATTGTAGTAGTTGATTTACCAGACTGTCTGGGTAGTTTACAAATTGTAAATCTATTATTGTGGATTGTTCTTACAATTTTTTTTTGAAATTCATACATCGCAAAAGGAATTAAACCTTTATCAAGCGATACAATTTGAACATAGTTTACCATAAAGTAAATAGGATCATCAGCACATTTTTGATATTCTACTATTTGCTCTTGTGTAAACTCAACAGGAGTGTTTATCTTTTTAAGATTTGGATTACCAAGATAGGCATCATTATTACTCATTTTTAGGTGTGATGTCTTTAGTTTCAGTATTTATATTTTTCTTTAACATCTTTTGTAGTTCAGCAGTAGACCCCACAAACAAAGCATTCTTAATAGTGTTATTTGCTGTTTTGGGTAAATCTTTTAATGCTTTAAGTTTTTTTTGTAAGTCTTGTAGTTTATCTACAGTATCGCCAACTTGTCCAATTAATTGACCAGCAACTTCATATGCTCTTGGGTGTTGACCTTCTCTAGCAATATCAAGGATTCCTTCAATTGCTTCTTGGCCTCTTTCAATTAGATTATAATAATTTTCTCTGCTGAAATTATAGTCGTTATCTATATCAGCTTTATTATCATCTTCTTTACGAAGTGCTACTGGTTTTAATTCTTGTTTAATAATTTCTTTTTTAGGTTCTTCTGGAGTATCTATTCCTAAAATTTCATTTACTTTATCTTCTAATTTAGTCATAATATATTATGTTTATTTATTTATTCATCTGAATCCGTAGATGGGTTGTATTTTTTACCATCTTCAAACTTTGTTATTGTTGTAGTAAATCCAAAATCATCATCAGCGTCTGCCGTAGTAGGGTTTGGAATTACTACAATTCTTTCTTCTCTCGCTTTGTTTGTTGTATCAGTATCTGTATATATATCAGATTGTACAGTTTTAACAACTTTTTGAGTTGATGCTGGTCCAAATAGATAAGTTTTTGCTGTGAAATTTAGAGTATAAACAACAGCTCTTCTAGTTGTAAAATCACCATTATAGCTATCTTCATAATTTACATCATTTAAAATGATTGGAACATCTCTCTTAATATCTAATTCAGGTATAGCATTAACAGTTACCGTATAGTCTGGTTGAAAGAATGGTAAAATTTGTTCTATGATTTGTAATCCACTTTCAGCCGTAGCAGTAAATACATTCAAAGTATAGCTCAGATTGTAAGGAACTGGAGTGTAATTAAAGTTTAATATTTTTCCATCTTTACCTGTCTTAACAGTTTTATACTTCTGCATTCTTGTAAGTTTACGACTTGAATCGTAACTGATACCTGTGATTTCAAAACTCATACGAGGTAATGTAATCGCAAATTCTCTTTTATTTAAATCGGGTTGTTGATCTAATCTTACTAAAAACTTTTCTTTTGGTGCATACGCTAACGGAACTTTAATAGCTTGAGTAACAGTACCAGCAGAGTCTTTTCTTTTAATTTGTATGTTATTGAAGAGCTGACCAAATGCAATGGTCATTCTTCTCATACTTTCGTTATAAAAATATTGTCCAAACATCTAAATATCTATATCTCCAAAAGGGTTACGTTCTGTAAAATCTAATATATCATCAGCTGTAGAAGCGGTATCAAAGCCAGCTTGACTATCTAAATCTAAATTATCAGCATATGTTGATTGTGTTTGTATGCTATAGTCTTCATTAATAAAGTAGTTAACTTCTCCTGAAGCACTATCATTTTCTAATATAACTGCTCCAGTTGCGCCTGTGTTTTCACTTATAGTTACAGTAGGACTTAATCCAAGATAACTTGAACCATCTACAGTAATGTTTATTTTTGTTAATACACCAGAAGTTAAAACACCAGCAGCCGCCGCTGTTACTGCGACACCTGTTCCACTAACTGCAACACTTGTTATAGAAGAAATATCCGTAATTGTAGGAGTAGTTATTGCTGTAATTCTACCATTGGTTAATGACACAGCTGCAGAACTATTTGTTTTAGTTGTAGTATCTGTTGCTACATAAATTAATGTAACAGTTGGTACTAAACTATAACCACGACCTGGGTTACTAATAGTAAATGAGGATAATGTACTACCAGATAAGTTTGCTGATACTACACCATTTATTGTAGCAGATGGTGCTGAAATTGTAATTGTAGGAGCTGTTGTGTATCCTTCTCCACCAGAAATAATTGGAATAGAAGTAACTTGGTCACCGGTAACTACCGGAGAACCTAACACGGCACTAAACGTACCTGATTCCAATGATGTTTGGTATAGTGTTTGATTTAATGAATATTTATCTTCGGCACCGTCAATCGCAGCAATACCTGTATCTAATTTTTCACTAGAGTATTCCCAACGTGTGCATCTTAATTTGTAAACAGGTAAGTTACCTAATTGAAAGAATGGCTCTTGATCTTGTATGAATTGTATCTCAAAAAAACTTTCCATCAGAGGCATATAAATAATATCACCTTCGTTAGGTCTTCCTTCAACTATCATTGTATGAGCACTATCAACTTGATTTTGCCATCTTCTTTTAGATATTATGAAAGTTGTATCTTCTCTTATCTCTAAACCAAATTTATTAATAATCTCTTGTTCGCCAGCGAAACCTTCTGTGGTTTCCATATACATTTCTAGTAAATAGGAATCATCAAATTTAGCAAGAGTGTCCTCTCCTAAAATTAAATCTCGATTAACTAGTGTTCGTGGTAAATAATAACAGTCTTGTCCGTAAATTTTTAAACCTTCAATGATTAAATCTTCGTAAAGTCTTTTCTCATTGCTGTTTCCAATACCTGTTCCACCTTGAAAATAATGATTTGTTGCCATGACATTATCCGATCATAAGAGGTTGTGACATTTCAAATGATTTTCTTATTTCATCTTCTATTTTTTCAATGTCAGTTAATGCTTCTGAAAAAATTTGTTGACCATTTAATGTAACGCCACCTAACATAGCAACTCCATTAAATTTAGATAAGTTTGAACCCCATTGTTTTTTAAACAAAGCAGTTACATATCTTTTTAAAATCATGTCATTATAAACGTCTGTGTAAACATTTGGATCTAATTTTCTATAACACTCTATAACTAAAAACTCACCAACGAGTAAATCTTCTTTCCAATCTTGGTCAATATATAATCTGTTATCGTTTTGATTAAATCTTATAGGTTTTTCTCCTACTAGAATATGATCTAAAAAATCTAAATGCCTCATTACAACATCATAGTTAACAACTGATGTTGAAGAAAAATCGTATAGATCGTTTAATCTCATTTGATATCTAACATCAAATAAGTTCATACTACCTTTTGAGGAGTATGGGAATATGTTAATAACGGAGATAACACTTTCAGGAACTACTATAAAACCATTACCTTCTTGCCAAGCAGATGTAACTGAATTTTTAGTTACTGATTCACTAGTGTTGGCTGTTATTCTATCGTAATCTGTTTGTGTATATTGATACTTTAAGTATGTTCTTCTAATACCATCATAATGATATTGTTGATAAAATTGTAATGCTTCGTCAATTCTATCTTCTAATTGGTCATCTTCTGCGTTAATCTCTATCACAGGTTTCCCAAGTGCCCTTAAAGCGTATTGTTTTAACTGTTCTCTGCTTGCTGGTTCTGCCATAAATTTCCTTAATTGGTATATATCATCTATATTTATACATCATAAATAATTGTATTATGATGAAATTAACATAAGTAAGTCTTATAAATATGAATACAACAACGGATAAATTAAAATGGCAATAACAGTAACATTAACTCAAACTAGACCTAATACAGATGTCAATTTTCATAGTGCTTCAGACGATTTTAAAGCATTAAAAAACGAAATGGTGGCAGCTGGAACTCTAGTAGATAATGGTGGCAGTAATAGTGAAAACGGTTTAATAAGAACTTGGAGTTTAACGTTTTCAAATTTTACTACACAATCAGCATTTATAAATGACAGTAGAAATGTAACTTACGAAGAAGACAGACAAACTCACAATAGTGACAATGGTATTAGTGAACAAAT